GTTCTGGCTTTTCTGGCAAGCCTGACAAACATCTGGCACGTTCCCTATGCGGAACAGATCGTTGCTACACTGACCGCACTGGATACCCTTTTTGGTGCGCTGGTGATCGCCGCAAACAAGCAGTATAAGGAGAAAAACAGTGGTTCTCAGGGCCATTGAGGTTTGAAAAATGAAAATCATAAAAGAACTTAGCGGATACATCGATGAGGAAATCGATGGCGCAAAAACATATGCAGAAAATGCCTTGAAGTACAAGGAAGAACGCCCAGAACTTGCAAGGATGTTTTACAATATGTCTCTGCAGGAAATGGAACATATGAACGAACTGCATAAGCATGTAGTTGATATCATCCAGAAATACCGTAAAGAGACTGGTGAACCGCCTGTTCCAATGATGGCTGTCTACGAATATCTGCACGAACGTCAAATTGCGGAAGCGGCAAAAGTCAAGGCGATGCAGGCAATGTTCAAATAAGAGGTTGAAATGAATAATTATCAAAACATGTATAATTACAATCCTTATGGTTACAACAGGTTTCCAACATATGAAGTAATCAAAGTTAACGGAAAGCCTGGTGTTGACGCTTTCCAGATGGGGCCTAATTCGTCCGTTCTCTTGCTCGACGAAACAGCCAACATAGTATGGCTTGCTCAAACTGATGGCGCTGGATATAAGACCGCCACCCCGTTTGACATCGTTCCGCATCAGGAAGCGCCCAAAGTTGACATAAATGCTATCGATTCACGTATTCAGAGCATTGAAGCTGAGTTAAAGGAAATGAGGGACAGATATGCAAAACTCGATTCTGCAAGCGCTCCAAAACAACAGAGGGGCGAATCAAAACCCCGTCAACAGTAACAACAACCCAATGAGCATCGTGCAGGCAATTAGAACGGCCCAAAATCCCAACATGATGTTACAGCACCTTGCGCAGAACAATCCCAATGTAGCTAATGCCATGAATCTGGTACAGCGATACGGCGGTGACCCGCAAAGAGCCTTCTTTGAAGAAGCTAAACGAAAAGGTATCGACCCGAACCAGATCATCGCGATGCTTAGATAACGGTCTGGCCAGACCTGTGCAACATGTCAACTTGTCTTACTAATCTATCGGAGGTACATAATCATGGCTGATGGAAATTTCTCTCCTGCTGATATCGCGGCGATGTCTGGAGACATGGGCGGCAATAACGCTTTCTTCTGGATTTTTGCTCTGCTCCTGCTCGGCGGCATGGGCGGAAACGGATGGGGCAATAACGGCTATCGCCCGCAGTATGCAACACAGGATTTTGTGCAGAACGGATTCAACTTCAACGACCTTCAAGACCAGAACCGCGACATCATGAACGCAATTACCAATGGCACGGCGCAGGCGGTAGCTGCTACAAATCAGTCTTTCCACGACAACCTTACCGCAATGCAGGGCCTTTATAACGAACTCCAGAGGGATGCGGCAGCTAACGCAGTAAGCATTGCAAATCTGCAGGCCAACCAGAACGCCTGCTGTTGCGAGACTAAGCAGATGGTTATGCAGAACAATTATGACGGCGCTATGAGGGATGCGGCGACTAACGCTAACTTCACAGCACAGATTCAGTCTGTCAAAGACATGATTGCTCAGAACAAGATCGAATCTCTGCAGGCACAGGTTTCCCAGCTTCAACTCGCACAGGCCACGAACGGCGTGGTTAGGTATCCCAATAGCTGGACATTTAATGCCGGACAGTTCCCCAACTGCTTCTGTGGCGGTTGCAACGGCTGATAGGGGGTGTTGTATGCTTCAAGCATATAGTGTCGGGGTAGATGTCTCTGCTGACGGCATCATCCCTTTCAATAATGTCGTCGTGGATAAAGGATGCGCAGAAGAGTTGACAGGCGTAGGGACTATTGAACTTGAAAAGGCTGGTATGTACCTTGTTCTTGTTAACGGAACAGCATCCGCTTCTACGACCATTCAGCTTGTTCGCAACGGTGTAGCGCTTCCGTATGCTCAGGCTACGGGGACTTCGCTTATGTTCTCAACCTACATTCAAGTGCCGAACAACAACTGTAACTGCAACTGCAAAACGTCGCCGGTTACTTTACAGGTCAGTAATGATACAGCCGCAACATTTCCCAACGTAAATATCGTTGTTAAAAAAGTAGCGTGATTTGTTCCGCAAGTCTCTTCTGTGGGGCTTGCGGATTTTCTTTAAGCATAAAAGATGGGGGATGGGATGTCTGTCAGAAAAAGAATAATTGAGTGCGTCCTGTCTCCCGAATCCGTAGATAGCGCAATCAAGGAATTGCAGGAATACAAGGACGAACTGCAAGATAAACATAAGCAGCTTGTTGATAGGCTTGCAAGGGTAGGTTTGAAAGTTGCAAGTGTGACATATTCCGAAGCAAGCGCAGGTTCCATAGGCGAAGAAATGGACGACCCTGACAGTGCTGTTCCTGCTCTGGAAATCACGACAGAGGACGGCGGTTTAACTGCGGTGATTCAGATTTCTGGACATGATGTGACTTTCATTGAGTTTGGTTCTGGTATCCATTTCAACGGTCATGGCGGAGAACCTGCCACTAAGAACGCTGAGAAGTTTGGCTATACAATCGGCGGATACGGTACTGGACTTGGCTTGCATCATAAGTGGCACTATGGAAACAGCAAGGTATCATGGGGTACACCTGCCGCTGATGCTACGGGCAAAATTGAAATCGAAATAAAGAACGAAATCAGAAAGGTCGTAAGAGAAATCTATGGCTAATCAGATGTGGTACGCAGAATTAGAGGACAGGGTCTTTACTGTCCTGCGTACAAAACTCAATAATGCTATCACCACAAGGCATCCATCCCTTGTTGGGAAAATAACCTATACCAACGACTACGAGGTAAATACTTCGCCGCATTTTCCTACAGTCTGGTTTAGGCAGATAGATTCCGATGAAATCATGGAAGACATTTACGGTCATTCGGTCAACGGCATTTACTTCCGCAGTCAGGTCGAAGTGTACGCACAAGACGAAAGGACAGCAAAAAGATTGTCGTATGAATGTATGAGCGCAATGAAATCTATGGGTTTCTCGGCTTATTTCCTGCCAAAAAGAAGTGCGTCCCGAACCGGTGTCGCCCGTTTTGTGGCTCGGTACAGACGGAACATTGGCGCTGATGATGCGCTTGCGAACGGCAGAACAAACGATAACTGATTTGCGGTTATTTCCGCAGAAAGGACTAAACTATGTCTATTGTTGATGCAGGACTTACAAGTCTTGAAGTAAGGCTTGGGTATGCACTGGAAGCGACGGCTGGGACTAAACCGGCGGCGTTTACTTGGCTTGAGCGTTGTGACAATATCGGCGGTGTATCACTGTCTACAAACCAGATTGATGTCAGCGCAATCGAGGATGTTGTCACAAAATACAAAAAGGGCAGGCAGGACACGGGCGGAACCTGGTCCGTAGGATTCAATGTGAATGACGAAGTTATCACACAGCTTCAGACCATGATTGACGCTTATAAGAACCGCGAGGACAAAACAAAGCGCATGTGGTTCGAGGTGTATCATCCTGAGATGACCAAAGGCTTCTTCGTCATTGCTGAACCGCCTGAGTTTATCCCCACGCCCGAAACAGCGCAGAATGAAAAGTGGACTGTCACCCTTGAGTTAATCATCGAGGAATACAAGGGCGCTGACGTTGCTATCAAGCCTGCCGCAGCTTCTTGAAGTGCATTTTACCCGTCAGGCGATTTATATCCTGATGGGGAACTGTATCCGGTCGGATACTGAATAACTAAATAATCATTAGTTAACAAGGGGGCGTACATCTGTGCGTCCCCTTTCCTTATATCTGGGCAACAGAGTATAAGGGGGAAAGGAAAAAATATGACCAGAACATTCACTATCAATGGAAAACTGTATCAGGCAAGAGAGATCACGTTTAACACAATCTGCGAACTTGAAGACGCAGGTGTTTCTCTTACGGAAATCGAATCCAAACCTATCAGCACCGTCCGTTCCTACTTTGCTATCTGCCTTGGCGGAAACAAAGAAGTTGCCGGACAGGAAATTGAAAAACACATCATCAACGGCGGAAGCCTTGACGAGATCATGACCGCTTTCAGAGAGGAACTTGCTGATTCCGATTTTTTTCAGGCGCTCACGAAGACAGCGAACGAGGAAGCTACAGAGAATCAGGAAGCGGAGACAGCAAAGAAGACGAGGAAAAAATAATTCCGCCGGAACCACTGCCTGATTTTAATTCCGCAACACAATTCATATGGGACAGCTATCTGCCTTATGCACTTACTATCGGCGTTCCCTATGATGTGTTCTGGAACTTAAATCCACGAAAATTAAAGCCCTTTGAAAAGGCTTTTAAGAATATCCGAAAAATGCACGATACGGACAGCTATGAACTTGGCTGTTACATACATGAAGCCGTCTTTGTTGCCGTCAGGAATGTTGTCGGCGCGGCACTTAGTGGAAACAGGTCGTTCACGCCTGCCGAATACCGCAAGATGTCCTACTCTATGGAGGCAGAAAAACGAGAACGGCAGAAGCAGCTTGAAAAGAATCACGACTACAAGATGTCGCAGGTTCGGAAACTGTTTAAGGGACTTGGCATGATGCAGGCGGCTTTTGAAGCAAATCACGGAAAGAAGAAAAAAGATGGCAACAGCTAAACAAACTAAATTTATCGAGGACATCTATAAGTACGTTGCGAAGTATGCTCCGTCCTATAACGTCAAGTGCTATTCCGCTGTTATCGCACAGGCAATTTGCGAATCGGCATGGGGCGAATCTGTACTTTCCGCAAAATATCATAACTACTTTGGTTTGAAGTGCGGAACACTCTGGAAAGGCGGTTCCGTAAATATGCGGACGGGGGAAGAGTATAACGGTAAGTGCGTCACGATCAGCGATAATTTCCGTACATACTCATCTATGGAAGAGGGCGTGAAGGGTTACTTCGTCTTCCTCTTCGACGGCAGAACAAGGTACAACAACCTTAAAGGTGTGGCAGACCCGAATACCTATCTGCGGAACATCAAGGCAGATGGCTATGCTACATCATCATCCTATGTCAGTACGAACATGGGCATTGTCAACCAATTTGGTCTGACGAAGTATGACCCTGTAAGTAAGCCCGTTAAAACAGAAGTATCTGACAGGCAGGCAGTAATCAATGTGTTCGAATCTTGGCTTGGAAAGAAAGAATCAGATGGAAGCCACAGGGAAATCATAGACACTTACAACAAGTATCTCAGCACTGCTGTTAAATTCGGTACTCTGAATTACAGGGTTTCGTCCTCGGATAGTTGGTGTGCTACTGCCGTGTCGGCCGCCTTTATTCATGCAGGTCTGGCTTCCCTTTGCCCTATTGAATGTTCCTGTCCTCGTCAGATTGCACTTGCGAAGAAGATGGGTATCTGGGTTGAGAAGGACAGTACCGTTCCAGAACCGGGTTGGATTGTCGAGTATGACTGGCAGGATTCCGGTAGCGGAGACAACACCGGAACTGCAGACCATGTAGGACTGGTCGTTTCTGTAAACAAATCTGCTGGAACGTTCAAGGTTATCGAGGGCAATAAAAATGATGCCGTTGGTTATCGCACAATGAATATCAACGGCAAATACATCAGGGGGTTTGTTGCTCCAAAATTTGCGGACGCAGATGTGCCCGCTCCAGAAAAAGATGATTATAAAGTGCCTAATAAGACATGCAAGTACTGGGCAAAGGTCGTAACACAGCATGACCCTCTTAACGTAAGGCAGGGGCCTGGTACTGAATACGGCTTATGTGTGACGTTCGGCCCTATCCCTAAAGGCGAGACTGTCATGGTGTGCGATGAGATGAAAGCTAATGACGGTTCTGAATGGTGCTATATTTTCTGGGCTGGCAAGTACGGATTCTGTGCGAAGAAGTATCTTAAAGAAACGGGATTAAGCTAATGGCATGTAAAGATTATTTAAAAGCCGTAGGTAATTGTGCGGAGATAACCTACAAAAAGATCGTTTGGTTAAAGTGTACTCATAATGTATCTTCCGCATCATTTACGGAACTTTGCAAAAACAAATCCACAACATGTAATTCCGCAGCTTCCATAAGTCTACAGCTTGGAGGCTGTCTGCCGGAAGGCGTTCGCATGGGACATGTGTCTACCAAAGGCAAAACGTCAGGGCAGATAAAGTCTATTACGGACGCTATGTATAATTCCAATAAGCTAAAGCACTGTCGGCTTATCTGGATTAACGGCTACTACAGCGACTTGCCGGAATGGTTGAAACGGCGTGGCGTAGTCTATATCCAATGGTCTAACGCATGTGTCTGCGCAGGCGATGGCTATATCTGGTCGTGTAATCAGCAAGGCGGCTATCACGGCGGTCGATATACTGTTTACAAGCACGGTGTTCTGGATAATGGCGGTACGTATCCTTTTGGCGGTCGTATCTTTGTAGCGATACTGCCGGAAGAGAAGTGGTATCAGCACTATGCGGTGGAAGTTGTGCTTGGTATGCATGGAAACGGGCAGGACAGAATGGATAGTCTCGGTTCCGCATATAACAAGGTGCAAGGCTTCGTAAATGACATGTGCGCTGACTATGATTACTTCCTTAGATGGTCTGCCGATTATCTGCTGGAAATGTACGCAGGCAAGGATTCCGCACAGATGAAAGCCGTGTTCGGAAAACACTATGATGCCGTCAAAAAGAAAGCATCATGGGTACTCAGTGAAGCACAACTTTGCTGGCAAGGCAAAAGGCCGTCAGGCATACGCAGGATGGCATATTACGGCAAAGATTACAAAATCGTACAGAAACAGATAAACCGTTCCGTCAAGGGACGGTCATTTAATTTCTCGAAACTTTGAGGTGACTATGGGCGTTATGTATTGTCCCGTTGAAACATCGGGATGGGGCGATTGCGAACTGTTCGATGCAGACGGAAGTTTCTTTATGGTCGATACGTGGACTAAAGGCGCTATGAAAATCAGGTCATTCGTCAGGAGCAAACTTGGCGGACAAAAGATGGCGGTGTTTTTATCGCATGGACATAAAGACCACAACGGCGATTACCGCTATTACATCGAAAATGATATGGTCAACCATCTCTATATCGGCGGTTTTTCTCCTGCGCAGGAAAGCCACAAGGATTTAGACCGTTGGCGTAGCATGATTGACCTTGCAAAGAAAAAAGGTATCGCAATCACATATTTGACTACGGGCAAGGAATTTACCATTGGAAACGCCAAAATCAAATGCCTTTACGCAAAGGCAACGGGTTCCAATAACGCTAAATCACTCTGCCTGAGAATAACAATGAACGGCGTGAAGATTATCCTCTGCGGTGACGCTGAACCGTCTACGATTGCTGGAATGATTGCTTCCGGTATCGACTTTTCTGGCAACATCGTAAAGATGAGTCATCATGGCGTGAAAGAGAACAATACGTCTACATTCGTCAAACACGCTAAAGCGGAATATGTCTTTTGTAACTGTTGCGGAGAGAACCCAAAAACTTTCCGTAGCTGGGCGAAGGATTCCTACAGGCGTTTTGAAGATGCAGGCGCTAATTGTGTTTCCATACTCTATAATCAGGGACTTGCTTTTGACTGCTTTGCAGGTGAAGTCAATTTGATTATGGGCGGAAATTTCGCAACTGCTGTTAAAGAGGTTACTTCTGACGGTTTTACTGTTAAACGGCAATTCCACTATAACAAGCTGGAAAAACTTAATATCAAAGGTTCGATGAAATACGTGAACCTGCAACTTGCCAAAGATGTTATATGCGGAATGTACGGAAACGGTAAAGAACGGAAAGAGAAACTCGGTAGCAAGTATGAGGAAGTGCAGAAATTAGTCAATTCGACTATTACCTACTACGCTAAGCGTATGATCGCAGGCGATGGCGGTAATGGTGAAGAGAAACGCACCGAATGGTTACGGAAGTCAGGTTTCGTTAACAATCCTGCACTTGCTTATGAGATTATCCAGTCAAAGGTGAACTCGATGGTTTAAAAAGAATAGGGGGTTAAGCTATGGGCGCAGAGGGCGAAGGCTCCGTTGTTGAGCGGTTAGCGGTCGAGATAAACGCTAATGCCAAACAATCGAATACGGCGATAGATAACCTACTCGGAAAATTTACTCAACTTTCCGGCGCACTGAGCAAATATAAAACTGAATACGTTGCTACGATGTCGGAAATGGCAAATAGCATCGGCAAGCTGAACGGCGAACTTTCAAGGCTAGACACAAAAGACATGAAAGCCGCTGTGCATACGCTTAATTCCCTTGCGTCTGCGGCTATGAAAGTCAATGACGCATTTAACGGAAGCGCAGGCATAGCATCGTTCGGCAAGGCTATTTCTAATGCGGTCGGAAACGCTGACAGGGCTATGGCTCGTACGTCAAAATCAGCAAAGGAAGCATCAGGAAATATCGTATCTTCCTACGGCGAAGCGGCAAAGGCTATTGCAAAGGACTTTGGATTCAACAAAACTCCAGAGGGACAAAAGGCAATTCCAAAGATTGCCGACATGCTTAGAAACGCACAGGACTATCAGTTTCCTGGAATGATGGGAGATGGCGATTTCTTTGGCGACGCTATGGCGACGGAAGCTGGAGAGAATATCGGTCGCATTGTCGAAAAAGTCTTACAGCTTGCGAGAGCAGACAACGAAGCCTACCAGCAACACAAGCAACTTGCCGATTACCTTAAAGGCAATGCTGAAAGCATGGGCGGCTATCTTGGGCATTATCCCAAAGAGGTAGGAGATTTTACCGATGCAGACAGGCGACTTTGGGGACGGAACGCTCACTTAAAACAGAAACATGAGGGCGAGATGCCCGTTGCGTTTGATGTGCTTGGCGAGAACGCAAACAGCCTGTTTCCTGGTGTTGCTAATTTCAGCGGAAGTGCCGAAGAAATGTTCGGGCAGATGCACAAGTTTCTTGCCGACTTCAAGCAGGAAGAAGCGAAACTGTTTGGTGAAGATGCGGTAAAGTCAATCGGCATGACCAACAATCCGGCTTCCTATATTGCGGCGGTTGTCTCTGATTATCTCCAACAGGTTGAACAGGCAAAACAAGCTGCTACAGAGGGCGGAAGTGTTGCACAGCAGATTTCCGAATCCAATGACAAAATCATGGCGGCAATCGCAGGCGTTTCCGAAAAGGGATTTGACGCAAACGCCAATGGCTTTGATTCGCTGGCAAAAGGCTTGCAATCGCTTGTCGGAATTACGCTTCCTGACTTTTCCGGCATTGAATATCTGACGCAGGCGCTTGGTCGTCTTTCTTCGGAAAAAGTAATCAATGCAGGCCCGAATCTGCAATCAATCGCAGAGGGGCTTCGGTACTTTGAAAATCTCAATATTGCGGATGTTACAGGTATCGCATCGCTGTTTCAGGCTATTAACGAATACAGCAAGTCAAAAGGTGAATCAGCCGCTAAATCACTGCAGTTTATCGCAGATGGCTTGAAATCACTGTCCAGCATTACCATTGACATTGATACGGAAAAACTTGCGGCGCTTGTAACTGCAATCGGTGAACTTGGAAAAGCCAAAGTAGAACGTGCGGCTGATGTTCTGCCTAAACTTGCAGATGCGTTGCGCGAATTTCTGTCAACCATGCAAGGGGCAGAGCCGGTCAGGGAAGATATTTTAAATCTCGTTCAGTCACTTGGACAGCTTACATCGACCATGGGCGGTGGCGGCGGCATGGACAGGACAACAATGCTTGCCAACCAACTGCTTAGTCAGATGGGCAAAAACTCTAAGGTGGCAGACAACGGCATGAAGAACCTGCTTGCGACGATGATTAAATTCAAAATGATCGTCACGGGTCTTATGGCTCTTCTTCGTGGTCTTTGGGGTGCTTTCTCTGGTTCCGTACAAATTGCTTCTGATTTGGCGGAAGTACAGAACAGGGTTGATACAGTTTTTGGTACTGTTGCAGAACAGGTAAACAAGAACGCCAAAAACGCTATCTCTGACCTTGGCATGTCAGAACTGACATACAAGCAGACAGCATCTACGTTCCAGGCTATGATTCAGTCAATGGGCGTAACTGACGGTGCGGTTGCCGCTTCAACCAAAAAACTTGAATCCCTTGGAAATACCTATGCCGGAAC